GGTGCGGATATCCGCGAATCAGATGCTAAAGACCCTACCGTTGAAGCTATCGGTATGGGCGGTCAAGTCTACGGAGCACGTGCTGATTTAATCGTACTTGACGACGTTGTTACGTTATCCAACTCAGCAGAGTGGGCGAAGCAACAGGAGTGGATTCGCCAAGAAGTTGCCAGCCGTCTTCCACCAGGTGGAGGGCAGCTTCTTGTCGTTGGTACTCGCGTTTCAGCAGTCGACCTATATAAAGAACTACGAAACCCACAACATTACACGGACGGAATCGTACCGTGGTCATACTTGTCCATGCCTGCCGTATTAGAATACGCAGATGACCCAAAGGATTGGAAAACTCTTTGGGCTAAATCAGAGCAACCTCTCGTTGAGGATGATATCCCAGACGAGAATGGAAACTTTGACCGATGGACAGGACCGCGTCTAACCGCGGTCCGTAATGAGGCTGGTCCATCCAAATGGTCTTTGGTCTACCAGAACCTCGATATAGCAGAGAATGCAATCTTCGACCCGATGTGCGTCAGAGGCGCAGTAAACGGAATGAGAAAATCGGGTGCGCTGGTTGCAGGCGCTGCTGGTCATCCAGATTCACCGCAGAACTTCTATCGAGTTATCGGTATTGACCCTGCCATGTCTGGTGATACCGCAGCAGTAGCTTATGCAGTCGACCGCAGAACACAAAAGCGCTATGTCATGGACGTTTACGTCATGAGCAGCCCCACACCTGCAGCGATTCGCTCTCTAATTCGAGAATGGACAGATGCTTACAAGCCTCATACTGTCATCGTTGAATCCAACGCATTTCAGCTTTTCCTAACCCAAGACGAGGAAATTAGAAACTTCCTCGCAACTCGCGGTATTGCATACCGCCCACACTACACAGGTAATAATAAACAAGACCCAGAGTTTGGTGTAGCTTCTCTGGCTCCGTTATTCGGAACCGTTACTAAACGTGATGGCAACAATAACAACTTAAAGCATGCTGCCGATAATATGATTGAGTTACCAGACTCTTCACGAAACGAACATGTAAAGAAACTAATAGAGCAATTGGTTGTTTGGCAACCAGGGGTTCAAGGTAAGAAACTTAAGATGGACGCTGTAATGGCGCTCTGGTTCTGTGAGATTGTAGCCCGTGATGTTTTGTTAACATCTTCAGGTATACCAAATTTCTTAAAGAATGAATTTACCCCACAAAAAGCAATAGAGGACAGATACATAATTAACTTAGATGATTTAGCTGCCTCCCAGCGAATAGCGAGATTGTGATAATGAGAGAACTTGTACAAGCATACGAGCAAATAAAGACTCGTAATTCCGAGCGCGATAAACGCATGCGCGAGGTTGCATTGGTCCGTTCTGGAAATGCCGACCAAGTATTTAGAGGATTGTTTCCTGAAGGAAACTGGTCCAAGCCTATCATTGCCAACCTCATTGATGTTGTTGCTCGTGATGTTTCTGAACAGGCAGGTGTACTACCTACCATAACAGCTGCTGGAGATTCATCTCTTGATGATAACCAGCGTACCAAATCTGATAAAAGAACTAAGATTGCTAACTACTATGTAGCAGCATCCAAACTTGGTATAGAGCTTCTGCGTGGCGCAGACCAGTTAGGAACTTACGGATTCTGCATACTTAGAGTAGAACCTAACTTCAAAGAAAAAAGACCACACATCCATGTCGAGAATTCCATGGGTGCATATTATGACGTAGATAGATTCGGAGAAGTATCTGTTTATTGTCGTGCTTACTATCGCAAAGCTGGTGACTTAGCAGCTAAGTTCCCAGAAGTAGCAGATAAGATTTTAATTAGCAGTGCATTTGGTAGTCGTGCAGATTCAAACCAACTTATCGAAGTAGTTAGATGGACTGATAAGAAGCGCACTGTAATGTTTATTCCAGAACGCGGAGGTCTTGTACTTGCCGAAACACCAAACAAAATCGGTAGAGTCCCGATTGCGATTGCTCAGCGTCCTTCGCTTGATGGCGAAACAAGAGGTGCATTCGACGATGTTCTGCCAGTGTACGCAGCGAAAGCCCGACTTGCGTTGCTCACTATGGAGGCTGTTCAAAAGTCTGTTGAAGCTCCTCTTGCTCTTCCCAATGATGTTACTCAGCTTTCCATTGGTCCTGATTCGGTCATTCGTTCGAACAGTCCTGAGAAAATACGTCGTGTAAACCTAGACGTACCGCAATTTGCATTTGCTGAAAACAATGTTTTAGCAGATGAAATGAGATTAGCAACCCGCTTCCCACAATCACGTGTTGGTCAAGCAGAAGGTTCTATCGTTACTGGTCAAGGTGTTAAAGCACTTATGGCTGGATTTGACTCACAGATTAAAGTTGTTCAGTCAATCCTTGGTGAAGCAATTGGCGAAGCAATATCCATTGCATTCGCTACAGATGAAACATACTTTACTGATGTTACTCGTGAAGTATCTGCAACAGCCAATGGCGTTCCATACAGATTAAAATACAAACCATCAAACGACATCAACGGAAACTATGGAGTAACAGTTGAATACGGTTTGATGGCAGGTCTTGACCCTAACCGTGCATTGGTATGGGGTCTACAAGCACGAGGCGACAAGCTAATCTCTCGCGGGATGCTACGTCGCAACTTACCGATTTCGCTCAATGCTGGAGAAGAAGAGCGAGCAATCGACATTGAAGAGATGCGTGATTCATTAAAAGCATCCATCTCACAACTTGCTCAAGCAATACCAATGATGGTAACGCAAGGACAAGACCCAATGTCACTTGTTGAAAAAATGGCAACCGTTATTGATGAACGTAAAAGAGGCACACCGCTAGAAGATGCAGTTGCTAAAGCGTTTAAGCCAAAACCAGCACCACAAACACCTGAAGCTCCAGAGATGGGGCAACCAGAAGAGCCTATGGGTATGGATGGCGAGATGCCACCAATGCAGCAAGGCAGACCAGCAATGCAAGAACTGCTAGCAGGTCTTACTGGTGGAGGAAATCCAAATCTAGCAGCGAGAGTCACTCGCCAAATACCAGCATAATAAGGAGAAACAATGTTCGGAAGACAAGGAAAAGCAGCTAAAGCTCCAGTTCACCCAGGACACCAAGGCAAGAAGAATGGTGGCAAGGGAGTAGGACTAGGACAGGTCGCTAAAGCCCCAACACCTAAAGGTATCAAGGGCAACAACACAAAGCTTAAGTAAGGATAACCATGGCGAAAAAAAAGTATCCCAGGAAATTTCGCCAAGCTAGAGCAGCAGCAAAACCCGCTGCCAAAGCAGCGTTTCCTGGCAAAGTAAAAGCCAAAGTAAAAGACCCTACGGTCAAGTATTCTGCTGACGACGCTAAAATTCTTAGAGAAATTAAGGATGAAGCTAAGAGAGGCTATATTACCGATGATAAAGGTAATAAAGTTTATTCTCGACCTACCGAAACAGCTAAAGAACGTATTGCCCGTGAACGTGCAGAAGCTATGCGTAAGTTCCGTGAAGGAACCAAAGATGGAGATGGCAAGAAGCCAACCAAAAAAAAGTCTTTAACTAAAAAGAAAACACCAGTCAAGAAGGCTGTTGTTGGAGGAACTGCTGGAACAACAGCAAAGCCAAAGCCTGGTTTAGCAGAACAAATTAGAGAAGATGTTGCAAAGGTAAAACCTAAAAAGCAAACCCGCGCCGAGAAGTCTGCTGCTAATAAAGCTAAATGGGCAAAGATGACACCAGCAGAACGCAAGAATTGGTCTGCTAGTAAAGGTGCAACAGAAGCAAAGCCAAAACCTGCAGTCAAGCCTGCAGCTTCTACTCCTGTATATAGCATTACTGATGTACAGCCTGAGAAAGCTAGCAAAGGTGCTAAGAAAGCTAGATTTGTACAGAAGAAATCAGGAACCACTGTAGCTAAAACAACTACAGCAACTCCAAAACCAGGAACATCCGTGGCAACACGTGCAAAAGGAACCGTAGCTACTACAGGTTCAAAACCTAAGCCAAAGCCTGCTGCTGCAACAGGTAAGAAACCCATCAGAGGTGCAGGATTAGCTAGGTTTGGTAAGAAGTTTGCAATAGGCGCTGCAGCAACTGCAGCAGGCGCTGAACTTGTATCGCTTGTTAAGGGTTCTACCTTCAAGGATATAAAAGAAATTGACCGTTTAGAAACAAAATTAGCAAAACTTCAAGGAAAGAAATCTCCAACCGCAACAGCAGGTGGTCGCTTAAATCAACTTAGAAAACAAACTGGCGGAAACTTATCAAATCTTGCCAACTTGACAACTTTCGGTGCTGTTGGTCAAACACGTCGCGAACGTATGGATGAACTTAATAAGTTGATTAACAAACAAAAGAAAGCTAAAGGCTCAGCTAAAGGTTCTACAAAGACTGGACCATTAGGTAACTATGCAATGTCAACAGGTAAAGTTCAATCTAGCGCTGGTGGTTCAACAACCACATCTGGTGCTGGTGGTTCAACAACCAAAGTAACACCTGGCAACGTATATGTTGTAAAGAAAGGCGATACTCTTTCAGGTATTGCTAAAGCTAGTGGAGTTTCACTTGCTGAACTTAGAGCTGCAAACAAAAAGTTTGCTAAGAACCCTAAGTACAAGCAAGGCAACATGATTTGGTCAGGAACAACAGTAAAGATTCCTAAAAAGAAGTAGGTAAATAAATGTCAATGATGCAACCTTCGGGTCCTGGTCCATTCGCAAAACGAACTGACCGCCAAGGTATCAAGAGATTACCTAATGCTGCTTACGGCGAACAGAAAGAATTTGCCGAACAGCAACAAGGCGCACCAATGGCACGGTCTAACCGTGCTCCTGGTCGTGGTGGTATGGATAATCTTATGTCTAGCGTCATTCCATTATCTGCTCCAACTCAAAGACCAGGAGAACCTGTTACTGCAGGTGTCGATGCTGGTCCAGGACCAGGTCGAGAAGTACTCGGACTTAAGTCACCAGTCGATACTCAATTAGAAGATTTGGCGAAAATCGGCAAATACTTGCCATTGATGATGCAGTTTGCCGATTCGCCAGATTCTTCAGGAACAATGAAAGCTTTTGTGAAATACCTACGGAGTCAGCAAGAATGAAGATACTAAAGAAATTCGAGGAGAATCTTGAGTATCTTGGTTTTGACATGGCTCCGTTGGCATGGGATTTAGCACGTTTCCCTTTCGACTCCGACGATGACCGATATGCAATGTTAGAGGAATTGACGGATAAAGAGGAGGCTACCCCAGATGAGTCAAGTAGACCCATTTGATAAGTACTATGAAGAAAACACGCCTCAAGGTCCGCTTTCTAAAATAGATAAATTTAAGAAACAACAAACCGACAGTACTAAAGTCGGAAAAATTGAACAAGCAATTATTCCTAAAGTAGCTGGCGCTATTGAAGCTGGTAAGAAAAATAGATTAACTGGCTGGTTTGTTAACCCAGCTATGAGATTCATGGAAGGGTTTGGGGAGCGTGTAGTTCAACCGCTTACCCAAGGCGTATCTACTGCATTGTTAACACCACAAGCTGCAATCGCAGGCAGAGGTAGTAACATAATTGAAAACTTTCGTTTTGCTAAAAAGCAATCCGAAAAGATTTCTATGGGTCAAGCTTTAGCTGGAGCAGTAGGCAAAGTAGCTTCTCCAGTACTTGGGTCTGTTACTAACCCAACCATGTTCGATAAAGATTTTGATATCTTTAATGACAAGAAACGCGATAAAGCATTTCGTGATGAATGGATTGGTATATTCGCTTCAGGTGCTACCGATATTGGTTTAGCGTTACTTGGAACTAAAGGCGTAGGAACTGCCACTCGTGCAGGAGCTAGGAAAGTAGTTGGTTCTAAAAAGCTTGTAACTCCTGAAGATATGAATACCTTTAGAACACAGCTTGATAACATTGTTGCAGACCAAGTTTTACCAATAGAACAACGTACACGTAGTGGTCTTTCTGTACTTGTAGATGATTTAGTAAACGAAACAGATGTAAGCAAACTTACAGCCAACCCGCTTGTTAGTGAAACATCTAACCCATATCGAACAGCTGCTATAGTTTCTCGTCTTAATAACCATAAAGATGTATCTGATTATTTGTTAGCAGAACGTGGCGACACTGCAGCATTTTTACGATTCTTTGAAAGTAACCCACTTAAGGCTGACCATTTAGATAACTACGGTATAACTCTTACCAAGCCAATTTCCGACTTCAGCGAAGTAGGTCTTGACGAACTTACACCTAAGTTAACTGAACGGTATCAAAGAATCATTGATGCTAAAAAGTCAACTGATAGAGATTTTGCAAACGCACTTGATGACTTCTTGGACAAGACAAGGAAAGGCGTAGTTGAAACTTACCAACCAGGTAAGTATGCAGCACTTGAATCCCTAGACTTGGCTCGTAAGAAGATTGCTAATCAAGCTAAGTATGGCGACTTAAAACTTTTTGGCGCTGAAGGTAATAATGCTTGGAAAGTCAAAGTGTATCAGTCTGATGCATACGACCGCGTTATCCGCGTAATAGCATGGACTGGTTCTGGTAGACCTCAAGGTCATATTAACATTTCTAACCCTCGTAGGTTTGAAGCTGCTGGCGATTTAGTATCTGACCTAAACCGTGTCATGTTCCTTAAAGGAACCGAAGGAGCGCTTTTCAAGCGCCGTGCAGCAAGTAAGCTTCTTAAAGCTCAAGACGATACAACTCG